AACACTTCCCTGAGAGTGCCATATCTGCCATTCTAGGCAACATTGATGTTGAAACAGGGGGTACCTTTGACCACACTACGGAACAGCGAGGTGGGAAAGGTTATGGCTTATTCCAATTTGATGACCAACAGGAAGCTTATTGGGATTGGTTAGAGAGTACAACATTAAGAGATAGCCCTGAGTCACAAATTCAATTTGTTGCTGATGCTATATATAATGATGATTACAATGCGGAAGGAATGTTTACTGGTCCTTTAGATATTGGTGGTGAGAGTAGAAAGGCTATAAGAAAAGCTTTCAATGAGGGGTCCGCTGCTGAAATTGCTGAGGTTTTCTCTAAGGAATATGAAAGACCTAGCAAACCTAATATGAAAAAACGTATAGAGTCAGCGGAAGATTTTGAGATGTTTAAAGGACTGCTTACAAATCCTTTATAGTTTCCATGAGCTTAACGAGGCTCACTAATTGTAGTTTACTGGCGTTGTTATCGCCACCCATGACACTTCTTTGAGGTAGCTTAGGAAGTATTTCCTTTAGTTTCTCTACTGGAAACACCAAGCTACATACTAATTCATTATCAACTGTTAAGTTGTGTACCCACATATCAGCTTCAGTTGCTTTAATACCACTAGGCTTACCATAGCTTTCACTTTCTATACAGATGTTACCTGTCTGTGCCCACTTGTTCCTTTCAGTTTTTACTTCACAAGTCTTTGCACCTGAAAACATATCATCAATATACTGTTCCCAGTGCTTGCCAAAGGCCAAATCAATATCAAATTTCTTTAGTTCATTTATGTCGTTACTGTCATTTAAGGGCATAATTGTTCCTTTTGTGTGAAATTAGAGCTCCATATCTTCGATTCTCGAGGACTTCTCTATGTAAGTAAGGGGTAGGGTAGGGGTAGATTTGCATAACAGTGTTATGCGATTGTAACTTGGTAGTCCCATCCATGTGGACAAGACTCCAAGTATTTTATTAGGTACATCAGCCACCAATCCAACCAAAGAACAAAGCCACTACAACAACCGCTAGAAACACAGTAAGCGACCTGTTCTTTAATACTTTATCTATTAGGTCTTGATAGTTCATTCGGATAACTCCTTACGAATATCATCGTCTAATAAACGCCAAATAATTATCGTAGCAATTAGACCGACAAGACCTGCCGCACCTAGCTGACTAATTATTCGTATGATTGTACCAATAACGTCACCGCCTAAAAATGGTACGCTATGACCGAAGACAATCTGTAGAACGATTGCCAAACTAATCAACTTAATACCTACATTTATAGCGGCATCAGCACCTTTCATTACTTTATCTAACATTATGTTTACTCCTTTTAAGTTTAACATCAACCTCTTTCAGAGTTTTGTCTGCTTTTTTTAACAGAACAGGTATCTGTACCTTTTCCTTCCATAGTTTACGTATCAAATTTACTTTCATAAGTACCCACTCCAACTCCACTCTCCATCTTTTCAAAATCAGGACCTAATTCTTTTTTATATACAGACTCCATGAACTCTTCAGAGGTATCATCATCATCAAACAGTCTTATATATTCAGAGTCCTTGGTGAAATCAATCGGTTCTAAAGTAAAATCTAAATCCTTAACTTTCTCTATTGTTTTCTGTATCATATCTGCCACCCCGCACATAAAGTTTCATACGATGGAGAGCAAGCTAATTGTTGCATCCGTTTCTCTTCCATCATAGTTTCAAATTCACTACAACCAACTAACAACATAACTAAAATTATAAACAATATTATTTTCATTCTCATACCCCTATTATACCATTAAAAGCCTTTTCATTCCACCTCTCTTTCCTCTTCAATTAAATCTACTAGTTCACATACACTTCCATTACAGGCCATGGTCTTCATACCCTTAGTAGTGTCTGTAAGCTCGTATTCTTCGATTCTGGACCAGTTAACTGCTTCAGGCATGCCCCCTACTGCTTCGAGATAAACTCCCTCTGTACAGTCCTCATAGGGTGCCTGTTGATAAGTGTGGTCTGAGTAGGGTAGGAAGCTGACACCACTCACTTCCTCAAAATGTTCATATACCCATGCCCCAACATCCATCCATTCATGTTCCTTAACACTGATAGTTACACTGGGTTTATGCTCACAATAATACCTCTGATATGTGAGCCATAGTTCAAGCTGTTCTATTGCTGTCCTATCATCTCTAAGCACAGCATTTTCAGGTGCCTTCATAGGGAAGGTAAACACATTAACACTGTCAGGTTTCATAACATCAGGTTCACAGGGCACACCTTCATCCTTCATGAGCTGTGATATAGGGTCCTTCACATCCGCTCTGACTCTTCGTAGATAATAATTGTTATGTCTAGGATGAATGCCTGATGCTGAGTCCACTAATTGACTGACAGTACCACTAGGTTTAATAGCTGTAATGGATGTGGACTGATTAATTCCTAATCTCTTTGCCCATTTTTTGTTAGTCTTTATTGCTAGTTCTTTTAACGAGATAAGGAACTCAGGTAGGGTATCCTTAGTATGCCATCCCCTTTCCTTTCTACTGGTACCATTCATAAATGAATTGTCCATGATACCAGTAAGGCTTACACCTAAGAGTGCCTCCTCCTCTGTATTAATGGTCCATTTTTTCCTAAGTCTTTTTATGTTTGTTAATGAAGCCTGAAAGGTACCTAGTATTGTAGCTAGTTCCACCTTCCTTCTTAATGATTCTATTGAGTCATCATTTCTAATGACAACTTCCGTTAGATTACAGAACTGTCCATCCCTAAGAATAATTTCCGAGCAAGGGTTACATCCAAACTCATGGTCAGGGTCCCTTCTCTTTGTCTTAGCAACCTGTTTGATTGCTGCTTCCCTATTAAATATACCACGCTCACCTGATTTAGAATCATAAAGGGAAGTCCACTCCTTCATAAAGATACCCATGTCCGGCTTCTCTGTATAACAGACAGAGTTATTACTCAGTGCCATTTCCGGTGTATCTATCCACCACTGGCCAGTCTTGGCACCACGCATACGTTCATCAGTTAAGTTAGATAGAGAGATGAGGGCACTTCGTCTAACACCGCCCACTACAACTACTTCCGCTACCTTACACATCAGTCTATGACACTCATAAGAGTTGAGTTTCCTACCCGCTGCATTACGAAAGATAGTACAAGCGAAGTGAAACAAATCCACCAGTGGCTCAGGACCACTAGCTCTACCACCAAATGTATTGAGTCTGGAACCCTTAGGTCTAACCTTGGATACATCCCAGTGTGGTACTTCACCATCAAATAGATAGCTGATAAGTTTTTTAAATGCCCCTTGCCATCCTTCCTTGCTATCCTGTACTACAATAGTGTCATCTACATCCACCACTTGCTCAGGTATCTCAGGTAGTTTATTAATATGTTGTCGTTCAACACTGAATCCTACGCCAGTGCCATGCATGAGGATATATAAACACTCATCGAATGCCTTCGGGTGGTCCACGCTGAGGTAGGCACAGTTATATCCTGCTATATGATTTTCCTTTAGTGCCTTACCTGCTGTCATTAAGGCTCTCATGCTGGGCATAATCTCAAGATTCAATACTGCTGTTTCCAGTTTCCTCCTAGTCTTGGCTGTAAGTTCACCCTCTGTATTTTCCTTAAGGTGTTCCTCCACGAAGTCAAAGTAACGGGCAACAGTTTCCTTCCATGTTTCCCTTCTGTTCTTTTCAGGTAGCCACCTAGCATATCTACTAAGGGCAATAAAGTTTTGGTAATCATTCGGTAGTGTGTTCAATATGTCCTCCTCGTTTCTTGTTCTCTTTCTTCTTGTTAGTAATAGTCTTGGTATGCCATAGCCTATCATGCCTCAAAGCATACTTTAGTTTGTTTATGATAGGATGTGATTTAGTCTTCATCTTCTATCCCATCAAATTTATGAATGTTGTCCATCAACTTGTCTTCAAATTTTAATAACAACTCTTCAGGTTCAATTTCCAACACTTCACAGAGCAAGCATACGTCAAACATGCCAGCTATCTTTTCTTTTAGTTCATTGAATAGTAGTGTCATAACATTTTTAACTCCTCTAATGTATCCATTGTAAACCATCTGAAGCCTTCCTTGTCACACCATTCACCCATAGTTATTTTGCCACCCTTCCTAACTTTTTTCTTAGGGTTGGTAAGGATGAACACCAGTTCGTAGGCTGGGTAGGAATCCCTAATGGAAATATATTTTCTGGTATCACCATTCCTAAAGAAGCCTTTACATTCAACCAGTAAATCATCCTTAACAAAATCAGGAATATAGTTTGCTTTGATTATGTAGGGATACTTACATGGTTCATACTGCCACCCTGTTAACTCATCACCTACAGCTGATTCAAAATTGTTCCTATATTTAATGGTACTTTTGGCTTTCATTTTCATCGGGTATAAAAATAAAGTCTAGGTCCTCACTATCCGATGTGAAGTCCCCTTCCTTTATTGCTGGTTCCTTCATACTATCCATCATTAAAGCAAGATTGGTTAGTAATTCCTCTTCATCATTAGCAATGACCA